CTATTTCATTGACAGGATGCAGGAAAAACTGAACGAGAGAATGTTGCGTGTATAATCCGCAAAACCACCCGTACAAATTTTCAAAACGAAGCGGTTCGGTATTTTTATAGTTTGCCAAAACGAAGCGGTTCGTTTTGGTATAAACTTCAATGGCACTAAAACGATATAGAAATACTGTTTTAGTGCCATTGAAATTTAACTTTTTTACATTGAAAGAGTCATTCTAAGATTTGCATATATCAGGTAATATTACTATCTTTATAACAAATAGAGCGAGTCAGGTGTGCCTAACTTTAGGCAGCTACTTTATCAAGCAGCCTTATGATATTGGATTTGATTTTGTCTGTGTTGCGTTCCCATTGGATAAGCTCCTCGCCTTTATCGTATGCCGGATAAGGTTGCGGCTCACGGCAAAATTTGAACTTTTTACAAAGCGGATAAATGTACCTGTATGTCTTTACCCTGAATATCTCTAAGTCGCCTATCAGAAATGCAATATTCGCCCGTAAATAACCGGTTGGCGATGTGCTGTTTGTTAGTATCTGTTCATGTATGACCTCTCCAGACCTTTTATTTCGGCAAAATGTAGTATAGTGAAAGCCATAGTAAGTAAAATTGGCCGCTTTGTAGATGGTTCCACAACCTAACCGTCCGTCAGCAAAACTTTGTATTGCCACACATGTGGGATCAGTCTTTCTTAACAGCTTGATAGAAGCAGCAATAAGAATGCTTTCTGCATTATGTCCCAAAACATCATCTATCCACATCCGATTTAATTCGCACATCCAGGCAGAAGGATTAGGATGGCTAAATATTTTTGCATAAGGGTTTTTCATCAAGCCATACACCGCAACTCCTAAACATTTATCCGGTTCCTCCTCTCTGAATATACCATAATTGAACTTGCCAAAGCCTCCAGCGTTCCATTTGTGTGAATAATGATGTTCAATCACCAATTCTTTAGCCAAAGCCTTTGGAACTTCTTTTATTATCAAGTTGCCTAAAGTTGTCTTTTTATAAATCTCCATATTCTGCTTTTGTTTTTGTGCATTGCAAAGTTGGATAAAAGAGAAAACAAAACATAATTTTTAGAAGGGGTTACACTGCACCGCTCTTGCACTCCTCCGATAAATGCCGGATTACATTATACACCTTCCGTTCGCTGACCGCATACTTATCGGACAGGACAGCCACGATATAAGTCATTTTGTTACCGGCCTTTCTCATACGCGAATAGTCCTCGAACAAATCCACATACCGAAAATCGTCAGTCTTGACTCCGACACAGGCCAACCTTCGGAGTAGTTCTTTATTGAAAGAAAGTATCTCGTATATTGTCATAATCTCCAAAAACTAAAGTATATTTGCAATGCCAATCTTATATACAGCGCAAATGCGCAAAATCGCAGATATAAAAAAGCGTAGTAACGCGGCAAGGGCATATGGCCCTCGGTCGTGCGTTGCTACGCAAGTTATTGTATATAAGATTGGCGTCTCTATACTTTAATCTATGGCCGGGGGCCTTCTTTTGTACCCTTTCCCCCGAAAAAGGTTGGATTATTTATGTATCATAATGTATACTTCATCTTATCTCTTAGAATATTTTTGAAACCTGTTAAAAATTAAAGTACTGCAAGTGCTTTAAAATCATTTACGCTCGCCGCTTCTCGAATGACACCTCTAAATGCGAGGCGAGAACCGATAGAAAAATGCCTTTCCGACTCAGTATATTCCGAGTCTACACACGCAACTCCCCCTTCTGTATCACTATCACTGTTTGAGCGCACAAAAACACCAAAAGATTTAGTAATAAAACGATCTGAATAATATGTTGATTCACTGCCTTCGGTCCTCGTTGGTATCATGTCGAAAAACGGGCCGTCTTCAGCTGCAACCCCCGAAATCCAGCCATCATATGCCACGGAAGTAATACGACGAGTAGAGCCGTCCGGGTCGGTTATTTCCCAATTTCCATCTGTAACAGTGGCTCCTTTTGTTAATTCATTAATTCCTCCAAATACGCCTTCTATCCCTAAACCACATACATATTTTAATCTTTCATTTTTAGTGTCGGCATTTCCATTTGCATCACTGCTACCCGTTTGTGTGGGGGGATTACATTTTGCACCACCTATTCCTAAGATAGCCTGTAAATTACGGTTTCCATATTTAGCATACAACATAAATGCGATTACGCAATGCTGTTGGAAGTCAATACGCTGATAACCTTTGCCACGAGCGGCGGCATATCTGTCAAAATCATTTGCTGATTTATCTGTTGTAGGCGTTACACCGCTATGACTATATAATTTGTCCGAAATCATATAACCTTTGTAAGCCCCCACCAAAGAACGTTGGACATGTTTGAACGTGCCATCTACATCGCATTCGGAAAAACGGTAGCGAAATTTAGTGTCGTCTACTTTTTCCCATTTGTAGTAGAACTCCGGGAAATCCACCATTACATCGCCCTCAGTACCGTCCAACTTGGCAGCTGTACCATTGGCATAGAAATAACTGTTGTCATCTCGAAGATACGAGATTGTCACCTCACCGTCTTTCGTTTTCTTGCAAAGGCAGCGGCGGAACTTCGACAGGATGGTTTTCAAAACCCCGCTATTGATTTCGCCGGTGATATTTTGCGGATCACTCTTCGATTTGTCAAATACGATGGCCGCGTCCACGATCTTTTCATACTCAAAAGAAACGGTACGACTGGTCTGATCCGCCGTAAATGACTGGTCGGAAGGTTTCAAATAACCGGCGAAGCTATCCACCGATACCGTGTAGGACGTGCCGGTTGGTACTTTCACAATGACTTGCGATCCTTTGCCTGTGCCCAGCACATCCCCGCCGGAAATCTTTTTCACCGTAACGGTACGCCCGGAACAGTCCGCACTGTCATCGGTTGCTACATTCACCGTTACTTTCTCGCAGGAATAGCTGAATACGATCTGACGTTCGTTTCCACCGACGGCGACAAAGCTCTGTTTATCCGGTGTGGTATAACCGGCCACGGCCTCGACACTTACTTCATAGGTCATATTGACCGGGATCTTCACCTCCAAAGCCTCGCCCTGCCAGGTCAGCGTCTGTTCCTGTTCGGAATATTTGACTGTTACCTTTTTCCCGTTCAATGCCGTATCCGGTGAGCCCTGGTTACTGTTCAGGGTAATGACCGCCTTTTCCTGATTGGCCGACGTGCCGCCGCTTCCGGCAATACGCCAGTCGGCTTTACTTTCCTTGATGTCGTAAAGCTGGTAAAACACATAATCTTCCTCTTCCGCCTCATAGACACGACACTGCTGGCCGATGGCGAAAGCACGCGGTTCCTCGCTGTCTTCCGGCGTATAAGTCAACGTGTCTTCCGTCGGGGTGGAATCCAACGTCGGGGTTTCAGCATATTTGCCGGACATGGACGCCACAAGGCTTTCCACTTTCTTTATCTTTTCGTCGAACGTGCCGAGTGATTCGTAAAACTCCTCTTCTGTACCCTTATAACCGCCCATTTGTGCCGCTTGCCATGCCGACAAACCGTAAGCCGGAAGGTCGGAATAACAATGCTGGCCGTCGGACAGTTTGGTTACAATTTTGCCGTCCTCGCGGCGTTCAAACAGCCAAACATTTTCTACCGGGACCGTTTTGTCCGCTTCCCATTCGGCCGTTGTTTTTACAATTTGCTGATAGACGTAAACGCCTGTTCCTGATTCACCATTCATTTCAAATACCCTTCTTTAATGATTATACTTGCTTTTGTAAAATTCGTCTGCCCGGTCAGATAAACCGCCCCGCTGTGGGAACCGCCACCGCCCGAACCCTCGCCGGTACGTTTCCATACCGCTTTGCCTTTCGTGTTATCGTGGCACTTCCAAAACGTCTTGTTCCCGTATTCGTCCACAGTCCAGACCTCCACGCCAATGTCGTAGCCGTCATCATTCACCGTCGGGATATGGTCCAGGTAGGACGGCATTTTCTTTTCCAGGGCGGTAATACGTTTCCCGGCTTCCGTGTCGGCCTGCTTCAACAGTTCGATGGCTTCCGAAAGGGTTTTGTCCGCCTTTTCCAAATCTCCCAACTGCTTTAAGATATTAGTCAGCCATACCGCGTTGATTTTGTCGAAAAAGGTTGACGCGCCAGTCTCCGGGATCTCGATATAATCCCCGTCTTCCGGTTTCGCCTGTACCACCTTGGCGAAATATTTCACCGCGATGTCGCGCACCACGTCGTCGGCGTATTCCCGCTGGACGTGTTCCTCGCCCTTCACCAGATACACCGGGAACACTTCCACCGTTTCCACCGCCTGGAGCGGAAGCACCATGCCGCCGATGCTCACCAGCCCGGCGGCGATGCTGTTTGCCTTGACCTGGCAACCGCATATCACGCAATTGCCGTATTGCGAAAAGAAGCCGTCGGCAATGGTCAACCCTTCGCCCTGAAGCTCCAGCAGATCGTTGCCCGACCACTTCCTTACGCCCGGTTCCTGTACATGTCGTTTCATTTCTTCGTTACTATTTTGTAGGTTCTGTCTGCGATTTTGTATCTCTCTATTTCCGCCCGGACCAGGTTCAGATCCACGCCCTCCGGCACATAGACGATAAAGTCCACGTCCTGGAAACTTTGACCGCCTTCACCTTCCAGGGCGATTTCCTGCATCGGCTCGAACAATACCCAGTGCGCCGGTTCCGAGTTCAGCCCGATAGCCAGGAACTGGTCCTCGTAGCTCTTGATCAGGATGCCGCCGCCGAACGTCTTGTTCAGGTGGCCTTCCAGGGATTTATGCTGGCTTGTTACGTGTACCTTGTATCGGTAATAATCGCGCCAGGCAACAAAGGCGTCCCAGACGCTTTCCAAATCCACCAACGCCCAAAGCCACCCAAGGCGGTTCGGCTGTCTGCGGTGCGGGGCGACATATTGCCGGACGATTTCTTTAAAGTTCAAAACGATGTTCATACGCTAAATATCATTGATGGATACCATTTCCAGTTTACTGTCTTCCGTATAGTTGAAATATCCGGCATGCAGGGTCGCCATCGTGTCGATGGGGATAAAATCCTCGTCCTCCGTACCCTTGCGGGAAAGGGCGACCATTTTCGCCGTTACGACACCCGGAACCGCCGTTACCGCTTCCAGCATCTTGTGCGAATAAATCACGCCGCCGAACTTCTGCGCCGTCTTGAACTCTTCCAGCGAAGCCAGTACCGCTTCCTGCACGCTGTCCACTGGATTGGCGGGGTTGTAATAGATTTTAATATCATACCGCACCTCGTCGGCGTCGGTCGAGATAACTTCGGATTTCGTACCGGCAAACTTGATCGCGTCGATGTAGTTCTTGAAATTCAGGAGCTGGTTACTTGTGAGCGGTACGATCTTCCCGTCCTCGTCCTCGGTGGCGACACGGAACATGATCGTGTTGTCTTCCGCCACGTTCACCGATGCGATCTTGATCACGCGGGCGGATTCATCCACTGTCGGGTATTCCAGCAGGCCGGTTACGGTATCGAATACCAGTTCGTGGCCCATCTGGAACTCATAGCATTTGTCGTTATACCAGGTAACGGTTCCGGCCACTTCCTTTTCTGCGTCTTCGTCCATCTCCTTTTCGAACGTGTCCAACACGATTTCAAACAGGTAAATGCCATACGCCACGCAGTGTACCCAAAGCCGCCATTCCGAGGCCGCCGAGGTGGAAAGGGTAAAGGACGCCTTCAACCTTTCCGTAATGCTTTGTTCTATTTGTTCAATCGCTCTTGCCATTTTGCTTCCATATAGGTGGTGATACTTCGGTTTATTTTCTTGACTACCGTTTTTCTAATCAGGCGGCTTTCATCGTCGATCTGTACCGTGGAACCGGAAGCTAATTTGATGTCCGGATAGAACGGGCCAAGTTCCCGGCCGGATTCCACAACCGCCGAAGGATCGTTTTTCAAGTCCGGGTTGTTCCGAACAATCTCGCCGATGGCTTCCGCCGTTCCGTATTGTTGCAGGGCGATGTCCAGCAACAACTGATCATTTTCAACTTCAATCGTTTTCATATCGTGCCTTTCGTTTTATGGCTTCCAAAAGCTCACTATGTTTCAGGGAAAGTTTCACTACCTTTTGATTGAACCTTCACTACCTTTTTATCAAAACATAGTGAGCTCCCGGAAGGCCGTCCGTTTCATTCATTTTCATACCGTGCTTCCACGTTCAGGTCATTTGAATAGGTAGCGAAGGCCACCCTGGTTACTTTCATGCCGTCGGCCGTAAACTCCTTGCGTGTGGCACGGAGCAGGCCTTCCGGATCGTTATCCATCATGTAATTTACCGCCCCGACACCGGCTTCCGCTTTTTGCCGGATATGGCCTTTGTCGCTGTACAGCAAATCGCGCTGGTGCTGATAGGTGCTTTCCGCGACCAACAGATCACCGGTTGTAAGGTCCAGATCACCGTCCAATAATTGTTTATAGTCTTTCATTTTTCAGCCCTCCAGATAATTAGGTAAATCTGCCTGTATAGATGCGAACTTTGCCGAGTTAATCGGTGTGCTTGACGGGCCGTGCGGTGTTGTTACCGTCAGGGCCTGTATCGCCGTCAGCATATCGTCCAAGGTCTTTTTCAATCCTGATCCGCCGCGCGTAACGGTTACGCCGCCGGTGGACGCCTTGATCGTTGTAGAATCAGCGGTAACGGTGAGCGCGTCCGCTTCATGCAGGGCCTTTACTTTGTCGTTTGTTACTTCCAGCTTTTCCGCGTCCACATGGACGGTTATCTTTTCGCCTTTCTTGATGTCGATGTTTTCGGTGTCGATGATTACTTCCAAATCGGTATCGGTAAATATCACCTTGTCTATCTCGGTGAACTGGCAGACGAACAGTTCGTTGCTTTTCCCGATCCGGCAAACCAGCACCGTACTTTGCAGACGCGGGATAAAGGCGAACCCTTGCAAATCGGTATTCACCAGCCCACGCAGCCGGACATCGAAATAATCCACCTGGTCGTCGCGCTTTACAGTACAGGTAAACTCATCCTCGTTTACTTCGGTAACGACACCCTGGAACACCTGGTCACCGCCATCACCGAACCGCTCCTGGAACTTCCGGCGTAATTCTTCCATTTCCTTGCTCATGCCTTAATCCCGATTTCAACGGTGCGCCGACCGCCGCCTGTCCCGAAAGACGTTTCCACGCTTTCGATAAAGTAGTCGCCGCTCCGTTCGTTATACACTTTGTCCTCGATGCTCGCCACCATACCCGGAAGGGCGTAGGGAAGCAGGAAGGTTGTCAGCTTGCCCCGGTAACCGTCGAACGAGTACCGTTTCAATTCTTCTTGGGCAAGCGTTTTCAGTTCCGCCGCATCTTTCACGTCGTAATAGTAAAAGGTACGTGTTTCGCCGCCGTCCTCGCCCAGTTCACCTTCTATTTTCGTGCCGTCCTTGTAATAGCAGACGGCCTTTACTTTCAGTTTCACATCCTCGGCCAACTGGTATTTCAGTTCATCGTCGCTGATCACGTTTTCCCGAAGGACGTATTTCACCGTTTCGCCCTTAACGTCGTTCGCCTTGCCGACATGGAGTTTCCCGTTTATGTCAAACCACGCCACCAGCCCGTATTCCTTTTTCAGAAGGCCCAGCACCCAACTGCCGGGCTTGTTGTTGACGACGAAGTTCTTTAGCGTCAAACCAACAATCTCGCCCAACTGGATTCCCGTTAAAATGGTATTCAAACAGTCTTTGAGCGTTGTTTCCTTCTTTGAGAAAACACAGTTCAAGAAACGCAGCTTGTAATATTCGTCCTCACATTCGATTTCCAAGGGGACTTTGTAGTTCAGCCGTTTCACGTAGCCGATGAACTCGGTGTTCAGGCTTCCGTCGTACCCCAACTTGATTTCTACCTTGTCGCCTACTTTGATAGCCTGGGCGGTTTCGATATGCGTAGGCGGTTCCCCGGCGTGTTTCAACACAGCCGTTACCGGGACTTTGATCGTGGCGGTTGCCATCAAGTCGTACAGGCTCCGTTTCACCTTCACGTCGTGTACCGACTTAAAGGAGACCGGACCGATTTTTATTTCACAACATAACGCAAACATATCATTCCAGTATTAATTCAAAACTCCGGTCCGTTACCAGTTCCATCGTGAACACCTGCGCCGTCTCGCAGCCTTTCATTTCGGCAAAGTCGATGCTTTTTATCACGACCTTGTCTTCTTCGTCCAGGAAAATATCGGTCAGGGCACATTTGAGCGTAACCGATTCGTTGATGTTGTACAATTCATTCAGGGCATTAATCTGCTGGTCGGGAAAATCCACGTCCAGACAGACGCCGGCGATGCGTATCTCGTAATCATCGACAGAGATCAGTTCCTTGACTGTCCCCTTGCGGCCGACCATCGCCGTTTCCACGATGCTTTTCTTTCCACGGATGGAAATGACGGCGTTCGGTATCTCGTATTCCGTCCCTTTGTGTTCCAGCACGATCGGCATGAAATACCAGCGTCCCTGCGCGTCCTTCTTCCGGAGCGTGGAACCAAAGTCGGAACTGGTCTTTTCCGAAGCCTGTTCGCCGGGGTATTCGTAGCCGTCCGCCTTATATTTGCCCGGCGCGTCGGGGATGAAGCCGCCCGGATAAGGCAGCCCCTTGTAACCAATTACGTTCAGCAGCATATCGCCCAGGTTGAACTGGCTTACCCGTTTGAACGTCTGGGCTACTTCCTTGACTGTGTATTTCGTTGCCATACGCTACCCTTCTCCCAATTCCTCTAAAATGTTCATAATCTCCCGACGTATCGTATCACCACCTTTCTGGTCGGTATTGGCGACGTGGATCACCACTTCGTCGCATACCTTGCCGATCTGGTACGTCCGGCCATTACTGTTATAGTTCCGGCTGTTGTCGGTGGTGAACGTGTTGTTCGTTTCCCGGATATTCTCCACGTTGTAGGCGTCGGAGATATTCGGGGTCGGGATTTCACCCGCCGCGGCCGGGCTTGCCGCCATTGCCAGCGGAACCGCCACCGTAGCCGCCACCTTACGCATGGATTCCGGAAGTAATGACACTTCACGGGGTTTCAGCTTTTGGGTAATGGCGGAATAGGCGGACGATTCACTGAGGTTGCCCGGCGCGTCGTTCAGGTCGAGCACTTTGCTTTTTACGCTTGCTTTCTTCCCGGTTTCCAGCGACGCCAATAATTTATCAAAGTTCGGGCTTGCCATCGGGGTGGAATCCGGCTGCAATGGGGCGGTAACGGCAGGTTGCACCGCTGCCGATATTGTTTTCTCCTCCCCAGATGCCGCCCAACTGTCCCGTCCCGCCTGTTTCCCTTTTTCCCAGGCAGCGGAATAGTTACCGTTCCGGAAAGTGTTGTAGGCCATCGATACTGGATTGGCTTCCAGCACGCCGCTACTTATATCCCTGAATCCCTGTTTGGCGGCGTCGGCCGCTTCGGAGAAATTCCCCTTCACTAATTGGACGATCGCCGTACCCACGCTACCGATACCGGATAGAATCTTTTGGAACGGGGCAACGATACTGTCAAACAGCGTCCGGCCAAACTCTTTTATCACCTCCCAAACGCCGAGCACGACCATACGGAAACCCTCAAACTTCTGCCAGCAAAGCGTAACGATACCGACCACGACACCGATACCGGCGGCTATGATGCCCAGCGGCGAAGCATAAAACGCCGCGTTGAGTGCCCACTGTGCCGCGGTCAATCCGCCGGTGGCCACCGTCTGGGCAATATCCATCGCCTTTTTCAGCCCGCCGATTAGGAGCGCCCGCCGGGTCCAGGCATAGTTTACGGCCATCGCCGCCGTCAGGATTCCGAGTGTAGTCGTCAGCCCGAGAATGACCGGGTTGCCTTCCTGGACCACCGCGTACCAGCCGGAGAAGAAACCGATAACGGCATCCATCACGACCGAAACGCCGTCTAATACGCCACCGGCAACGATCAGTCCCGCGCTGATCACCGGCAACATGATTTCGCCGACTTGCAAACCGATATTCTTAAACTGGTTCCACACTTCGGTCGCCTGTTGCATGGCGTTCCGGGAATAACCGAGCGCGGCGGTGGTTTCGCCGGTGGAGTTCGCCACGTCGTGCATGGATTCCCGGAGCTTCTCCGTGTCGGACATCAGAACGGAGAAAGCGGATTTGGCTTCCTTATCCACCAGCCCGAACTGTTCGAGCAAGGAGGATTTCTGTTCGTCATTTAATCCGCCCAATACGTTTTGAAGGTCGGTGAATATATCGACGATACTCCGGATCTTGCCCGTATCGTCGAACACGTCCACCCCGGCGGCTTCCATCTTCTTGCGTACATCCACCCGGCCCAATACCGAGAAAGCGTTTTCCATCAGCGTGGCGGCTCGTTCGGCCGACTGTCCTTTGCCGGTCATATAGGCGAAAGTTCCGGCAACTTCCTTATAAGCGATACCCAAGTTGTCGGCTCCGGCAATCAAGTTCGGCATATACCGGGCGAAGTCGGCAAATTCTCCGGCCCCGACACGCTTTGCAGCAAAGAAGGTATCTAAGACTTCCTGTGCCGTCGTGTTCTCCTTGCCCACAATGGAAAGCGTCTGGGCCAACGCAGCCGATACGGTATCGAGGTCGGTAAATCCCGCCTTGCTGCCTTTCAGGGCGGCGTCCAGTATCGAAAGGGATAATTCGACGTCGTTCACCTGCGAGTTGATCGCCTCGAATCCGACCGGCACGACCTGTACGTCCGTCTTGTTGTCGGCAGCGATCTGTTTCAACCGTTTCTTCAGATCGTCCAGCCCGGTTTCGTCGAGTTGGGCGGTGATATTCACCTTCGCCATGTTTTCGTCGAAGGTCATACCGGCACTCCCGGCAAGGGTGGCGGCGGTCATGCCCGTAACCAACGGATTCTTCAGGAGGCTTGCGCCCGGTATCGCGTCGAAGGCTTCCGACGCCCATTTGCGGAACTTGCCGCCGCCGGCCGCCGTTTCCAGTCGGTTCAATTCCCCGGTAAGCCGGGCGATTTCCCGGTTGTATTCCTTGATGGCCGGAAGATTGTCGGCCGGAATCCATTCTTTCTCGGCTTGCAAGGCGTCGATCCGGGCTTTCAGCGAACCGACGGTCTTTCCCGTGTCCTGAAACACGTCTTCCGCCGACCGGACTTTCTCCTGCACGCCGGAAAGGGCCGACCTCGTTTTCTCCGAGGTGGCCGTTATCCCCGCCAGTTTCACGCTGATCTGGTCGCGGAGCGAAAAGATGTATTCTATCTTGTTTGCCATAAATCACCCATGCTTTTAATAAAATCGTATTTCACCCATTCGGCCAAGACGACCTGCAAACCCCATTCCTCGTCTCCGAGCGTTGCCGGGTCGATATGCAGGTAGGCCCGAATCAGGCTGTCCGCAAGCAGCAACCAGCCGGGCCTGTCGGCGATACCCGTCCGGCTTATAATTTTTTTAGCTCGGCTTCCTTCACTTCCACCAATTCGCCCAGCTTCGTAGATACGCCGAGGAACAGGGCATCGTCCGTCTTGATTTCCTCGTCGCCCGCCAGCCAGCAATTATTCAACAAGATTTCGTTATACTTCATCGGGTCGTTTTTCCCGACCACGGCGGCTGCGCTGAGTGCCTGGCGGCTGGGGCGTTTCAAGTAGGCCATCTTGTCGCCGACGGTAACACAGAATACGTCGCCCCATTTCTTTTTCCAGGATTCGATCTGTTCGGGGGTAATTGTTTTGTTGTTTTCTTTTTCGTTCATTGCTCTATACATTATAATAGTTATACCACATTATATTCCACATCGCACGCAATAAAGGGAAGCGCATGTTCCGAATACAGGTCGCCTTCCTTGATACTGTTAGGTGCTTCCGTAATGGAGGCGTTGATTATTTTGTCGGTCTGCACCACACCCGTTTCCGAAATGTAGGAAACGATGATGTCAAATTCCAGGTCGGTTACATCGTCATACCCTTTGGCCTTTGCCGCCGCTTGCATGGCGACCAGTTCAGACTGCAATACGGTAATTGTTCCTTCGTATTCCTTCCTGCCCATCTGTATGCCGCGTGCCTTCTTACCAGTGGCGTACAGGGCTTCTTTTGCCCGTTTGGACTTGTATTCGATGGCACGCAGCCCGGCAACAGGCTTGCCGAGCAACACCACGTTTACATCAATCCATGCGTATTCTTTTGAATTAAAACTTGCCATTACTCACTTGTTTTATTAAAAGGGTTATCAAATGACAGATCCACATTGATTTCTTTGAGCAGGGCGGTAGGTACAACCTTCGCCTGCACTTTCAGCACATTTGTTGAAATCAAATCCTGGTTAGGGTCTATGTAGGCGGTGAACCCGGAGATTTCACCTTCCATATTCGTGTTCACGGCACGGACCAGCAACTGTTCGTAATACTTGCACATCGGCTGCGGCAGCTTGCCGGTTTCAGGATCAACGGCCACACTGTCCAGTATTTCGTCTATATAGGTCTTGTAACAAATTACCAGTGCCTTCTGAATAACCCGTGTAAGGCTCAGACGGTGGTAATCGTTGGTCGTGGCGACCGCTGTCGGGTCGTCATTCAGATAATAGCCGTTCTTTCCGATATAAGTACGGTAGAAGATATATCCTGCGTCGTGCAGGGCATTCCAAAGGCTGTAACTTTCCTCCGGCTTCTTTCCGTTCGTCAGATAACCGGCCGCCACCAGGCTTCCGTCACGGACACGGGCTGGCGAGATGTTGACAGCGCACGTTGCCAATCGCCCCAGTACCTTACCGATAGCCGCCGAATAATATTCGCTTGCCCCATATTTCCCATCCGAGGCCATCACGACAGATACACTGTCCTGACTCCCTTCACGTGGCTGGTACAGACTATCGGTCGTACCGTTCCAGGCAAGGGCCGGAAGAAGGGCCACAAACGGGGCAATCTGTTTCAGGTATGAATCAATTACCTGCTGGGTTGCTGTAACAGCCGTTATCACGTCCTGGTCAATACCGCTTGTAACGGTCGGTTCGTATTCGGCTTCCGGATTGCGGTTGATACCCACCAGGCGGATACGCCCGGCCGCCGAATCGATCAGCGTTTTCAATGGTGATCCGGCTTCCATTGAACAGATTTCGGTCAACGTCTTTGCCGCATCAACTACCAACAGATGCAGTTCCGCACCGTCACCGGCCGATTCATAAAAGCCCAGCACCTCTTTATAGGCCAACGGGTTGTTTTCCGCCGTCAGTCCCAATTTTTTCAGATCACCGGTAGAAGCAATCACATAGACCTTGTTCAGTTCCAATGTGGACGAAACCGCCTTGCCGGTCAGGATCAGCCCGGCGATACCGTCGTCCGAAAGGGTGACAGTCCCGATATTGCCGTTACCCAGCGTTATATTTACATTTGGTAAACTCATATTAATTGCGTTTTAATAGTTTTCGAACACCTTTCAAACCTAACCAAAGAGCCAGGATTGAAATTGATATTTTCCCGATCCGCATCCACGTCTCCTGCCACCACGTAAGGCGGTTCACTTCCACCTCGACCGGTTGCGGTATATAAATGATTGAATCCTTACCGGGTACATAGACCGTATCGGGAGAAGCTTTCGCCTTGTAGTCCAGCTTCCCGTCTTTAAAAGACAGGTCGGTTTCCATCCGTTTGCCCTTCAACTCCTCTACCTGCCGCATAAGGACCCGACCTGTGCTGTCACACTCGAACAGGGCGGTCAGAAGTGCCGAATCAGGCGAAAGATAGACAGGAACAAGGCGGTCCCTTACCACTGGATCAGGCACCGGTGGGCTCGCGTGCGTGCCCCTCGACATCTTCGGCCCTGCGCAATTCATACAGCACAGGGCAAGCATCAGCATGATCGGCAAAAGGGCAGCGGTTCGCCTTTTCGACAGCCCGGCGAAGCCGTGCCAGTTCTTTACGTATCGCATTGATTTCTTTCTTTAATGGTTCGACGACCTGTTCCATCAGGATGGACATCCCGTTTTTTACGTTCTCCAGTTCGTCGCCCCGTGTGTCCGTCTTGGAAGCCTCTACCTGTGCCCGAAGTGATTCAAGTTCGGTGTTATACTTCTTTCTGAGCAGCAAACTCTGAATCCATAATCCAACCGGTGCAGACACGACACCGAACAGTAATGAAATGATTTCGGAAGTTTCCATCCTGATTTCACAAGGTTTTATTATTCGTTCAACAAATCCCAGCCGGCTTCCACATCGGCCATGACCGCCGGGATGCCGTTTTCAACCTGGCTTATCGCTGCGGCCAAGGCGCACATCGTCCCTTTGTCATCCACATCGGGAACAAAAGTGGCCGGCACTTGTATTTCCCTGCATACACGGGTGATATAGCCCGATGTGTTGTTTTCGGTTCGCGGTGCCCACCGGCTGATAAAGTCGGCAATTGTCTTACAGCCGTGTTTGCGGCGATAATTCTGCAACAGCTTGATCAGGGCACGGTAGCCGTGTGCCATATCCTTGAACTCTTCGAAGGAATTGTCCTTCTTTGCTCCGGCCGGGACTTCCCCTTTCCAGTCGGTAGCATCCGAATTACGGATGTTACCGGGATTACAATTTCTGATTCCTCGCGGTGCCATGATCAGGATGCTTTATATTCTGACATGATAGCGCCCATTGCCTCTTTCTTTTTCGGGAGTACGATGAAGTAATGGCGGAAGTTTACGAGGCTTCGCTGGTTCAGCGGGTCTGTCTTGGCCTCGGAATAGTACATCTTTGTACTACCGGATGCCTTGAATACACGCTTGGTGTAGAATGCCACGGATGCCTGGTATTCGTTGGCCGATGCAGCCGTACCGAAAGCGACCTTCCCTCCAGCCACCTTGTACACCGGATTGTCCGAATACTCGTACACCTCAAATCCGTACAGGTTGGCAATCTTTCCGGTCACATAATTGTAATACTGGTCCTTGAACTTCTGGTCGGTCAACAGCAGGTCGTTCACGTGATCCGAACACAACACTAAGCGACGGCCCTGTACGGGGACTTTCATCTTATCGAACTTGTCTTTCAAGGAGATGATATCCGACATCTGGAGGCGGCGTCTGCCGGTTGTACCACCACCGACCACTTCCCCCGTGGTTTTAAGTACCGGGGTCTTTTCAGCGTTGGAGTCCGGAGCCAGCGCATGGATGGCTTTGGCGAATTTCTTTTCCTTGATGGCATCGGCATGGCGTTCTTTGAGGCTCGCCATCTTGTCGTAGGAAGAAGCGTACAGTTCATCGTCCGTTACCGGGGTCGGCTTTGTCTGGAATTTATCGAGTGAAAACACTGCGTCGTTATCAGTGATATTCTGCACATCAAGTGGATAAGTCTTGTTGTTGACCAGTACTTCCGGATCACCGCCAACGTCAATCATGTGGATCACATCATTTTCTGCATACTGCGAGTAGTCGGGCAGACCGTCAAGGAAGGTCGCCACGTCCCCGGCGCGAAGGGTTTTGATAAGTTCACCGGTCCATACTTCCGTCAATACCCCCTCACAGAGTGAGCCGGAAGGCATGTACTTTCCTGCCGCCAATGATACGCCGACGGCGGTTGCGGCACCGGCCGTGGCCGACACGCCCATAAAGGCGGCCAACATGATGCCCATCACCGCGTTAAACAGCAGGGCGGTCATCGCTTTTAATCCGAATTTTGTCTTCATTCGTTCTTTCGTTTTTTTTGTGATTAATAATTGGGACAGTCCACACCATATTCAGCCTTATACAGCTTCATGTAAGTGGCTTTGTCGTTTGCTCTAAGCTCCGTCATCTTATCAGCCGGCACGTCCGACAGTTTCTTGTACTCCGATGTGGCGGAACTTCCGCCTGTCGGATGGATGATATCCGTTGGTTTCTGTGCCGGGTTCATGGCTTCGAAGGTCAGCTTCAGGCTTTCCAGCCCGACCTGCTTGCCAAGGGCGATAAAATGATCTTTCTTCTCGGCCGTAATGCGGCGTTCGGTAATGGCGGCTTCAACGGCAGAAGTGATACCAGCCAGTTGCATTTCCTCCTTTTCCTTTCTCAGTTGTTCGTTGGCTGTCTTATAGCCCGACAGCACCTCGATCGTGGAAAGGATTTCATTTTCCGTTGCCGTTTCCGGCAGGCCCAGCTTTAGGGCAATCGCTTTAAAATCCATCTTTTCGTCTGTTTTTTGAGTGTTATTAATAAGCAGCGGGAGGCTTTCGGATTCCTCGCCGGCTGCCAGTTTCAATTCTTTGCCTTGTACGTTTAATATGAGTGGCAGTGCGTTGTCGTTGCCGCCAATATCCACCATGCTGACCTCGGTCAGTTTGCTTTTTGTAACGGTCGCTCGGTATTGGCCGGGCTTGACGAGTTCCGGGGCGTCACTATACTCCAGTACGTCCACATTCGCACTGGCCATACGGAGCGTACCCTTTTCCCATTGTGCCTTTGCCTGTTTGGATTCCTCGCGCACTTCATCGAAGTAGGGTTCGCCAGTTACCCGACCGTCTTCCTTTTTAATATCCTTTATGCAACCGATGATCACGCCACGCCAGTGCATCCAAAGCAGCACGGGGTTTTTCTCATACTGGGAAATATCCATCCCCGCCGTGCTGATCCAAGTGCCGTAGCAGTTGACCGATTCATCGCTGATTACAATTCGTTTTCCCATTTCGTTTTCGTTGATACGCTGCAAACATACAGGCATAAAAAGGGCGGGCAAAAAAAGTGTGCAACGGTTACACAGATGTATGTAACGGTTACACACTTCTATGTAAGCGTTACACACTTTATTGCCGGACGGCGTTTTCCTTTACAATTTTGCCGAAAAGCAAATCATTTTTTATGGCTTCAAAAAAAGAACTTGAAAAGACAAAGGAACTGGCCCGGCTCTACTACCTGAACGGGGATACGCAGAAGCTGGTGGCCGAAAAGGTGGGTGTCTCGCGTGTTACCGTGAACAAATGGGTAAGCGACGGCGGCTGGGATGCGTTGCGCACCGCCAAATCAATTACCCGGAAAGAACTGGTCGCTAAAATCATGAAGAAAGCCGACGAAAAACTGGAAAACGGCGATATGAGTGCCGACGAAATGGCAAAACTGGCGGCCAGCATCGAGAAGATAGACAAACGTACAAGCGCGACTACCATCATCGAAGTGCTCACCTCGTATAACAACTGGCTGGTGGCGCGTACCCAGATAGACAAGGAACTGACGGTGGATTTCCTGAAAATGACTAACCGTTACCAGGACATATTTATCGCCGAACAAGTCTCGGCCGAAAATCCGGGACTATAATATATAATGTATATGGCGACACAGATAAGTCAGAAAGAAGCACTGAAAAGATGGAAACAGCTTTGTGAGACCATCCAAAACTTTTCCACCGTCAACACAGCCGAAACAAAGGCCGAGCAGATGGAACGTATCAGCCGCGCCCGGAAGGATTACGCCTATTTCGTGGAATATTACTTCCCGCATTATTGTACCGACAGCGAAACGGGCAAGGTCATCCCTTCGGCAAAGCACCATATCGAGGCGGCTAAAAATATCCTGAAACGCCGGACACTGAAAGCGGTGTTCAAATGGGCACGCGGCCAAGCCAAATCCACCCACATGGACGTAATGATCCCGATGTGGCTCATGGCGCAGAAACGGCGCGAGATTAATGTCATGGTGTTGGTGGGTAAGTCAGAAGATGCCGCCTGCACCCTGCTTGGCGATATTCAGGCCGAACTGCAATACAATAAGCGATATACCCACGACTTCGGAACCAAATACAACGCCGGTAACTGGCAGGACGGGGAGTTTGTAACCAGTGACGGCGTGGCCTTCTTTGCCCGTGGCCGGGGCCAGTCGCCGCGTGGTCTCCGTTACCGGAACCGCCGCCCGGACTATATCGTCATCGACGACCTCGACGACGACGAACTGTGCGAAAACGACAGCCGCGTCCGCAAGCTGACCGAATGGGTGAAAGAAGCCCTTTTCGGGGCGTTCGGTGCTGAGGGCGGCCGTTTTATCATGGTCGGCAACCTGATCAGCAAATGCAGCGTGCTGGCAAATATCGCGGCATCAAAAGGCGTGGAAGTTAACCAGGTGAACGTTCTGGATAAAAACGGCAAATCCGCCTGGCCGGAATACTGGACACCGGAGCGCATCCAGGAGAAGCGGGAGTTCATGGGTTACCGGGCCTTCGAAAAGGAATACATGAACAATCCGATCAAGGAGGGTTCGGTGTTCCGCAAAGATTGGATAAGGTGGAAAAAGATATTATCGCTCGACAAGTACGATGAGATTGTCGCCTATTGCGACCCTTCGTTCAAAGGATCGACCAAGAACGACTATAAAGCCATCAAGGTTTGGGGCAAGATTGGGACGGAGCTGCACCATATCCGCGCCTTTGTCCGGCAGTGTTCCGTTGCGGAAATGGTACGCTGGTTCTATGACCTGCACGAAAGCCTGCCGGAAGGGGTTATCTGCAAATACATGATAGAGGCTAATTTCCTGCAAGATACCCTGCTCGACGATTTCGAGGCGGAAGGCGAAATCCGGGGCTACCAGTTACCCATACAGGCCGACAGACGCAAGAAACCGGACAAGTTCCAACGTATCGAAGCGGTATCGCCGCTTTGGGAACGTGGCTTTGTCTTTTACAATGAGGATTTGCAGAACGACCCCGACATACTCTGCGGTATCGAACAGACGCTTTCCATCGAAAAAGGCAGCAGCACACACGATGATGGTCCCGACGCGGACGAAGGGGCAATCAACGTATTGCAGAAGCATTCAAGAGTACAGAAGTTTAAACCGAGTATCGGCACGCGCCGGTCTCCTAAAAATATGTGGTAATGATACAGTTTATTAAAGACATGATTCTGAATTACAGAATCCGACGCGCCATCCGTCTGGCGGGCGAGCTATCCGAAGTAGGCAAACGAAAATACCTGGTCCTCATGGTGGCCGGTGTACCGAAGGTTTATTCCAAACAGGAACTGAAAAAGATGATCGCCCGGCGCAAGTTCCGCAAAGGTACGACCATTCAGGATTTGGAAAAGAAAGCCATCCTTATAACCGGATAAGCCTATGTTCCTGGCAGAAGAAGATTATATAGTGGCCAGCAATGTCGCATTGAACGTATTGCAGCAATGTTCGGAAGAAAAACGGGAAACCGCCGAACGGATGGCCATTGAGGAAGTGTCCGGTTATTTGCGGAGCCGGTACGATGTGAAGAAGATTTTCGCCGCTACCGGCAGCGAACGGAACAACATTATCGTACTCCGCACCTCGGACGTGGCCTTGTACCATCTTTCCGCGTGGCTGCCTAACAAGATGGGGCACGAAATAAGGAAAGAGCGTTACGAACTTGCCCTGAAATGGCTGGAGGGTGTACAGGCCGGCAAGATAATCCCCGACCTTCCTACCGTAACCGGCGAAGATGGCGAGGAAGACGTGAACAACCCCGTCAAGTGGGGTTCCGGAATACAGAATACTTATATATGGTAGATTATGGCAAAAAGGAACAAATATAATCCCGGCATGAAGATTAGCGGGTTCAACCTGGCTTCGGCGAAAGACCGCCGACGGCTCCAGTCGCTGACGGTCGAACTGAAACTACAGGCCGAAGCCTTGACGCAAAAGGACATGCGTTCCTGGCGTCAGGCATGGCAGCAGGCTATCGACATCGAAAACCCGCGCCGGGAACGGTTGTATGATATTTACCGAGATGTGGAAGTGGACCTGCATCTTTGCGGTTGTGTGGACCAGCGCAAAGGGTTCGTCCAGAAGAAAGGCTTCAAATTGGTAGATGCCAAAGGGAAACAGAACGACGACGTCACCCGGCTTTTTGAAGCGGTATGGTTCAAGGATCTGGTCGGTTATATCTTGGATTCCCGATACTGGGGTTATTCGCTTATCCAGTTGGGAGACGTGGTGAGCATTGACGGGGAAATGCGCTATATGGGTGTGGAACTGGTCAATCGCAAACACGTGATACCGGAATACGGCGTGATCGTCCGGGAACAGGGCGACGAATGGAGAATAGGTGTACCCTACCGGGAAGGCCCGATGGCTGACTGGGTGGTGGAAGCAGGGAAACCAAAAGATTTGGGCTTATACCTGAAAGCTGCCACGCAGACCATCCCCAAAAAGAATATGCTGGCCTATTGGGACCAATTCGGGGAAATATTCGGGATGCCCATCCGTATCGCCAAAACGACGGCACGCGACCCGAAAGACCGGAGCCAGATAGAAAACATGCTTTCTTCGATGGGTGCGGCCGCCTGGGGATTGTTCCCGGACGGAACAGACATTGACATTAAGGAAACAACACGGGGCGACGCTTTCAATGTCTATGACAAGCGTATTGATCGCGCCAACTCGGAACTGTCAAAAGGTATCCTGAACCAGACGATGACTATCGACAATGGAAGCAGCCTTTCACAGTCGGAAGTCCATTTGGAAGTATTCGAGAACGTAGTCAAAAAAGACGCTGACCTTGTGAAAGACATCGTAAACGACCAGCTTCTGCCGCGCATGGCAAAGCACGGTTTCCCGGTAAAAGGGCTGCATTTCGAGTGGGACGACAGCGTGGACTACACACCGGAGCAGCAGTTGGAATACGAAAAGATGATCCTGGACCGCTTCGAAGTCGATCCCAAATACCTTATCGACAAGTACGGCGTACCCATTACCGGGGTGAAGAAGCTGCCGGAACAGGCTGCTTTGGCACGTCCTTTTTTCGATTAGGCCCCGCCGATTATGCGGGGCTGCACGAAAGGATAAGCCTGCTGTATCAGAAAGGAAACCTGCAACTGGCTGCCGACGATTACCCGGACACGTCCGCCATTGAATCAGCGTTCGAAAAGGCGATGAAGTGGCTGCACGGTAAACGCATCTTCGGGGCGGGTATGCTGAAAGAAAAACCGGTCCGCCGGTTGATGGAAGAAACCGCCGCTTACCTTTCCAAAGGCATTGAGCGGGGCGTTGTACAGGAATCGCTGTCGGAAGCGATGGCCTCCAGCCTTCGGGAAAGTGCCGGTGTGTTCTCCGGGTTCAAAACCTTTCACGAAATGAAGGAGGCGGCAAACCTGTTGCTGGACGAAAACGGCGATTTAAAACCGTTTGAACGCTTTTCAAACGACGTTCAGAAGATTAATGACGCTTACAACAAGCACTATTTGAAAACGGAATATAATTTCGCCCTGCAGAGTGCGGAAATGGCGGCCCGTTGGGAAGAACAACAGGATGACGGGGACGGTCGTTATTTACTCCAATACCGTACCGCCGGGGACAAGAAGGTTCGCCCGGCACACCAGGAGCTGAACGGTATAACTTTGCCGCCTTCCGATCCGTTTTGGGACAAGTATTATCCGCCGAACGGTTTTAACTGCCGTTGTACCGTCCAAAAGGTACGTGCTGCCAAATATCCGGCCACTGACAGCAACGAGGCCATGAAAGCCGGGGACAAGGCGACCGAGGGCAAATATGCCGAGATGTTCCGGTTTAACCCCGGCAAACAGCGGGCGGCTTACCCGGCTTACAATTCTTACACGATCAAGAAGTGCGCCACCTGTAAAAAGAACGAGCTGGAACTGGCAAAGATTCCAAGCAACGAACTTTGCGCCGCCTGCCCGATCATTCGGGAATGCGCCGGGGACATCAGCAAATCGCAGGCGGCCATCGAACGGAAGCACTACCTTCGGGAAATGCAGCCGCTTCTGAAAAAGAAGGTCGTGCTGGAAATAGGCGGGGTAAAGAAAAGCATCGGATTTACCAAAGAAGGAAATAAGCACTTATACAGTGATACCTTCGGGCGGTCATCCGTATTAAAACCGGACGATTTGGCACATCTGGATAACGTATTGAAACAGTCTGTTTATGTCAGTACGTCTGACAGATTAAGTCACGCACGAAAAGATAAGGTAAAACGGTTCTTTTATTTGAAAGGGGATATTAACGGTAAAACGGTATATCTGAATGTGGCCGAAGCCGAATTTGAAAACAGGGACGGCAAGAAAAAATACGATCGTTTTCTGTATTCGGTAACGGACAAAATAAAAAGCGAATAAATCGGCGGCCCCTTAGGTTCTTGACCAGCTTAGCCCACACAATTCACTCGCTTTTCACTGCAAATATACAACTAATAATTTAAAACCCAATCCTATGGACGGAGATTTTAAGAAAGAAGTCATCGACCGGTCAATAGAGGACATCAAAGTCGAGTTTGACGAGGAATTTGACCGGAATTTCGAGCGGAAAGCCTTCTTCGACGAAAAAGAATGGCCCGAACGGAAATTTGACGACGGGGTTGGTTCGCTCCTGCAACGCACCGGCGGGCTGCGCCGGAGTATCCGGAGCCGGAAACGGCGGGGCGAACTGGTTTATTCGTCTTCCCGGCCATACGCCCGGATTCATAATGAAGGCGGGGAAATTAAAGTTACCCGGAAGATGAAAAGGTATTTTTTAGCGAGATACCTAAAAGAAGCTAAGTATTCTAAATCTGGAGAACAGAAGAAAAAACGTCCAAAAGCAACGGACAAACAGTTGCAAGGCTGGCTGGCACGCGAGGAAGAAAACAAAAAGCTGTCGGATAAGGCTGAATTTTGGCGAAGAATGGCGTTGAAGAAAGTCGGTTCTACCGTCAAGATACCCGAACGCCGCTTTATCGGCACGGGACGCAATACCGACCGGATCATTCGGGAAATAACCGAACAGAACTTTGAGGATTATTTAAAACGACACCCAATCATAGACAAATGAGAAAGATTTTATACCGCGAACTAAAGAAACGCCTGTCGCGCCTTTTGCTGGCCGATGGTGGCGACATCGTGTTGGTATCGGAGGAACGTATCAAACAGATGGTAGAAGCCGGAGAAACGCCCGATTACGCAATCAAGCATTTCGGATTGTGGAACCGGCAAGTGGAATTTATTGAGGAAGAGGCGCATTTCCCGATGCCCGCCGTATTTATTGAGTTCGGGCGTTTGGCATGGCGGCACCAGCAAGGCGGATTACAGGACGCTGACCTGACTGTCGGGCTGCACGTCCTGACGATCGCCCTGCCGGAAGGATACGACGGCGAGGAATTCCACCTGGATTTGCTCGACAAGATAAACCGCTGTTTGCACGGGTTCACCGGCGAATATTGGGGATCATTCAAGCGGTCGGCATCCATACCGTGCCACGACCACGAAGAAATATTGGACGATACAGAAGTCTATCAAACCCTTTTGTACGACGATTCGGCGGTGAAGAAACTGGTCAAACATCCGGTTCCGCCCGATGTGGCTATCCGAACAAAGTAAGCTGCAATTCCCGCCCTTTTTCGATAACGGCGGGCTTTGCCGCTGCATTGATGTAGTTGTAGAAGGTTTTTTCTGAAATACTGTAAATGGGATAAATGTACCTGCGCCAAATTTCCCGGTTCGACAGTCCGGTTTTGGCGTATTCGTCGTAAATGGCGTTCACTTCGGTCACCCGACGGGCGTATGAGCATCCTTTCAGTTCCATTTATCCCTGATTATGAGTTGTTGTACAAAAGTAGTTAAATGATAACTTACTGCAAAATAAACGGCGGGATAGTTTTACACTTCCCGCCGTTTGTATATTATTGTTGCTCTCCTTGCACAAGTGCATCGAACAGTAAACGCGAAATTCGATAGACTTCAACATCCGAGGTGAAGCCGCATTCCAATTCATCGAACTTCATTTTGCAGATGTATTTCTTCAGCCTAAACAGTCCTGTTTTACTCCAATAAGTCCGTATTACAATATAAGGGTTTCCGTAGAGCATAAAACAATCCCCTTTGCGTAACTGCCTTAACCGGGCTTTGGGATTTTCAAACTCAGGGATAATCTCTATTTCGCATTCTTCACCGAAAACAATGCTGATAAGTATTTCCCTCACCTTATCGGCTTCCGAATAAGATTTGAACACCCTGGCCTCGGAAGGCTTACCGACTTTTTCCATAGAGTATGTTATCCCTCTGTGGTTTCGGGGGCAGCCCTTTTTCAGCCAGGTTCCATCCTTAAACCTTATCCGGTATGAAAATCTCTTACTCATGGCTCGATTCCTTTTCCGTTTCCAACTGCTGTAAGCGTTTCAGGTGATAAACTACCGCCTCGAAAAACTCCAGGCTTCTTTTTGCCCCTTGCTTGGATGGTTTGCTTCGCAATCTCGGGTATTGTTCTTTAATCTTTTCGATTGTGCCTTCCGCATCTTTGATGCATTGCGCTACGGTTTGAACTAAGCCTATTTGATTTGTCATTTTTACCATATTTACTCCTTTAAATATTGAAATTCTCCAAATAGAACTAATACCGGTTCTGTTTTCCCCATCACCCATTCACCGCGTTTATTGTCTTCGCCGTTAGGCGGTGGTACGGTTTGATGCACACTTCCGGGTATTAGCCCTATAAATTCTTGACCACAAGCGTTACAACGAGTAATCTTGATAGAGTCATATCTTTGCAACTTTTGACATGTTCCCATTTTAGGGATACTTCTTTCCGGTATTTCAATCGTTCCCAATCTGTAAGACTTACCGGTTATGCCACATCTTTTACATTTGTATATATCATACGGGCGTTTTCCCTCTATCGTCACAAGATTGGTTTTCTCCCATTCGTGGCCACCTTCTGATAAATTAAATTCTTGCATATCTTTGATTTCTCTAAGATTAAACAAAGACCGGAGTTATCCGGCCCTGTTGTCATTAAACCTTTTCTACATAAATCCCAACCAACGCCGACAAATCCTGATAAACCGGTTGTCCGGTGTTCCGGGTACATCTGTAAGTGGTACCGCCCTGGGAATAGTATTTGCCGGAGAACAATTCCATATTGTTATTGTACGGTATTGGGTCGTCCTGGGTCCCGGCATGTTCCTCATTGATTTCCTCGTAGAGGGCGGCAGTATCAACACTGGGTGGCTGGTTTGCCAGGACAGTGGAAATCTCCTGTCTTACCCGGTAGAGACGATCTTCATACCGGACACGGAATTTCGCTTTCAGAGTCTTGCCGATGAAGTCTTTCCATTCCGGATGGATTTCTTTCAGCAGGAGAGCTTCGTTGTTCGTCATATCGGTATTGTTGATGGTCATTTGGGCGAAGAGGACCGCCTGCTGTTCCGGTGTTTTCTTGGCCGAGGCGATGGCGGCACGTACTTCCTCCAATGTCATGAAGGACGGTTCCGGGTAACCCTCCTGAAAATTAATTGCGGTCAGCGTTTCGATCGTATCGGCATTGGCGATAGAATCAAGCTGCTTTTTGATGTTTTTATCGCAGTCACCATAATTGGCCAATACACGGCCGGAAATGAACAGGGCTTCATTGGGTGAAACCTCAACCACTCCGGATTCTGTTATAAGGGGAACAGTTGCATCGTTGTCCTTCACCGCCTGTTCTGCCTGGCTGCGCAACAGAAGTATGCCGCTTCGTTCCAGCGTGATATTCTTTCCGTCCAGTACGAAACGGCCCACAGCTTCCTCACCGCTGCACCATATCGACATGACCGATTTTACGTCCGACAAATCAGGCTTGAACAAGAACGTTTCTTCCATGTAGTTTACGCCTTTCACTTTACCCTCTTTGTCGGCAGGGTTATCCCGCACGTCCCAACGGACATTCCATTTGTTCTGATCGGCGTTGATACACTCAAACAGTGATACACCTTTAGTTCCTTGTACTCGTTTCATTTTGTTTCCTCCTGTTTTTGTAATGTTAAACCTAAAGCAGCCATCGCCATTCCCAATTCCATTTCCTTTTTTTTGTTCTTCCATAAGTTCCGTGGGGAAAAGAATCGGTTCTGCAACCATTTTCTGCCAGACTTCATCCGACAGGTCTATATTAGCCAAATAAGCTGCCGCCTGAACTGTTTTTTTATCCAGTTCCATCAAAATCTTTACTTTTTCCTCCATAACTGATTATTTTTGATTGTTTTCCGGCACGTAAGCCGAAATATAGGTTGTTACTTCACATGATACGATCACGCGCCCGGAGCCCTTGCACTGGGGGCAAATCTCACCGTCTTTCTTGCCCTTGCCCTCGCAGACCTTGCAGACCACAATATGCGGCGGGATCGTTTTCTCCCGTTTGGGTAGCAGTTCGTCCGTCTTATTCGGTCGATCCGCTTTTCTTTTTAACCTGTTTAAAATACTGTTCATCATTTCTTCCCTGTTTTAAAAATTAATCATTGTCAGACCAAACCCGCCGTCCGGCATTTTCGGATCATCGGTTTTCAAGAGTCGTAGTCCGCTTTCCAGTCCACCGTAACGACAGCTCTCATTCTACCCGTCCCGTCACAACGGGGGCAAGTCTTCCATCTGTAATCGTCGCGCCCTATTTCTTCCTGGAAACCGCCGCTCCCGTTACAAGTGGGGCAAATAAAGCCCCCTGCCTTTACAACCTCCCTCTTGGGGGTGTACTTGTCGATAAAAAGATCGATCGATTGCACGCTCCTGCTCATACTCTCACCTCCCCCTCCCGGCACGGGAATAATTCCGGCTCTTTGGATTCCTTCAAGTATTCCAGAAGGCAAAGGTCGATCAGCTGGGTTTCCCAATTGACCGGGCGGTTCTTGTACATGGCGCGAAACGCCTGCCTGCAATCTTCCGCCGAAAGGCCCATATCCAACTTCGAGACGAACAGGTTTATATCCGAAAGGAGGATGCGTTTCACGTCTATGATCCGGGCATTCCCCTTCCAGATGCCCTTCAAGTAAATCTGCTTGACGGCACCGACGCAATATTTCACGGGATCATGCAGCCTCATGGTTGTGAAGCTATCGCCGTTCAATTTCCCGTTCCAGTTTTTAGAAAATTCTATTCTTTCTACCATAATCTTGTGATATTTGCCATTGGATTGTTTGCATTTGAAACAATATACCAGCCATTTCCCCTCTGTTTTATCCACCCGGCAAACCGAATACTGAAAGCCGCAGGGACAGACATATATCCAGTAGCCGGGGGTAAGGGTGGCGGATTTCACCTTCATGCCTCCGTCATTCCTAACGGTATCGCTATCCATGCCCCGTTGTCGTCCTTGACCTCGGCCCGGATGAACTGCTTGCTGATGGCAGGCTGGTAGGCTTCCTCGATGATCTGCACGCCTTCCATGAAACGCTCGTTTCCCGATTCCTCGGCTATCTTACGAAGCTGGACGATACGGCTCGCCTTCAGCGTACCTTTGGCGTCACGGGCCAACAGACGGAGCACCATCTTAACGAGCGCCTTCGTTTCCTCGTTATTGGCAAGCCCCTCGATATACTCCTTCACGATGGCGATGCCGTCCTCCACCGTGTCGCGGTAGCCGTCGGTTTCGTAATACCCTACGGTGATACGCTTGTCACCCGCCGAATTGGTGAAGGTGTCCGAACGTTGACCGTCCTTTTTCAACTTCAAGACTTCCGACTTCATGTCGATCACGCGGCGGAAGTTATTCAGTACGCCGTTCTTCACGGTCTTGATGCAGTCGCTGACCGCTTGCAAGTCCGGGATCGCCTCCTCGATCGTTTCGTCCACCAGTTCCTTGTAGGCCTCGCGGTCACGTTTGGCCTGTTCCTTGGCTCGCTTGGCGGCCTGTTCTGCCTTGAACGCCTCGAATTGTTTCAGTTCTTCGTCCGTCATTTCAACGGCTTTTCTTTCTTCTGTCATAGCTTTAATTAATTTAGTTGTGAATAATCCGTGTTCTTTTCCCTCTCTTTCCTTTGGATGATACGCAGCTTGACGGCCACCGCCTCCAGTTCTTCCGTTGTCAGGCGGGCGAACCTTTTGCCCGCGATCCGGGGATTCTCACAGTAGGTATCCACCCGGTCCCAATCGGTAGTGTCGATACCTTGCTTTTGCAACAGCTTCAGCACCGTGGAACGTTTCCGGCGGAGTTCCTCGCGGTAGGCCTCCCGTGCCTTGTAGTTTTTATCCATCTGCTGCATGGCCTCGCACATGGCGTCATATTCCTTGTTGGTCATTTCCCGGAGTGACTCGGTCCGGCCGCCGGTGTACTGGCTGACCAGCGTCGCTTTCAGTTCGTCCCGGTCCGCCGTGGGCAGGCGGTTCAGGAGGACGTAAAAACGGGCGTAGTTCCTGCTCATTCGAAGTCCTCCTCTTTTAGCCCGTACTCGGTCATCAACGCTGTATGCGATAAATCCGACAGGCGGTCCGATACCTCACTGTAAATGAATGATTGGTCGCCGGGAGAAAAGGCCATTGCCCTTTCCACCGCGTCGTTTACGATTGCTTCTATCACTTCATTCATAATTTCATGATTTACGATTTTTACTTCATTGAATACTGGGCGGCACCTTCCTCCCAAATTATATAAGAATTGCCAGGCTGGGTGATAAACCTTCCTTTACACACGGCACGGAATCCTCGGATAAATATTTTCATGTCTGCGTCATAGGCAACTTTCTTCGCTGCACGTCCTTCCGGTTTTTCACCCTCGCAGTGACTGACAAATACCAGCAGCTTATTCCGATGTTTTTCTTTGAGCGTCTTGTAGGCCGCATAAGTCAATCCTGTATATTGAAAACTGTCTATTATCACCACATCCGGACTGCGACGTTTCAAAAGACGTTCACTCAAGTCATCCATTGGTTCCCGGTCCAATATTTTGAACTTGTAATTCACTTCCTCCATGCGCTCCCGATTCAAAGTGTTCTGAAACGAAAGGCTGGTACTTTCTTCCAAGCTGTCATAGGCTACCGTACACCACTGGCAAAGGTATTTTGCCAATTGCATCACAAAGCTGCTTTTTCCATTACCGCTTTCACCCCAAATAATCCATACACCTGTACGATCGGGATGTCCGAAAGCGGCCTCCCATTTCCCCTCGAATGGAAAACTGGGAATGTTCATCTGTTGCACCTCTGTTGGGGAATAGGCCCGTTTCATGCTTCCACCTCCTTTCTCAGCTTTTCTATCTCGGTGTAAACCCGACGGAGACTTCCGCCGGTACGATTTACAATCTGCATGATATCGTTACGTTCCGGGGCGTTTACCTTGACCACCATAGCCGCCTGCGCCTTCAGAAATACTTCACGTTCTTTGCCATCGTCCGGTGTTACCTTACTAAACTTATCGCCGTAGCGCGAGAACATTTCCGTATAGCCGATCTTTTCGTTTTCGATGGAGCGAGTGATCTTTGCCCGAAGCCCGTCGGCACCCATCATGTACCAAGCACAACCGCGTTCAGTAGCATTCCACAGAGCTTTCAGTTCGAGAAAAGCGTCATATTGCAGGTCTCCGGCCTCGTCCAATATGATAAGCGGATGTTCCAACGTCCGGAGATAAAAACAAAGGTCATCGTACACGTCTGCATACCGGCCGTTGTTATTTACACCGAACTCTTTGGCGATAAAGCGGATCAGGCGTGATTTGTTCTTTACCTGAGAGCAATCCACATAGATAGCGTTGCGATGTGTTTTAACATAGGCGCGTGCCGTGAATGTCTTTCCGATATTGGCAAGGTCGCAAAGCAGGGCCGACACGCCGCTTTCCTGACAGGTGCGAAGCTGCTCGGTGATGAACTGGAAGGTCGGGGTCTCGGCCGCCTTCCATTCGATTTCGTCCTGCAAGGAAACGTTCAACCGGCGGGCAAGGCAAATCCAGTTCGTATCGCTTACCAGCCTGTCCGTTATTCCCTTTTTCAATGAGTTGTACACACTGGCGGAAATACCCAGTGCGGCCGCGTGTTTGTTGTCACTCGGGTAATTCTCGCGGTTGTCGCGGATGGCGGCCAATATACGGTCTTTTATTTCTTTCGTTACTTCCATGTCATAATGCTTTTTGAATTGTTTTAGAATGCTGTTTAAACCGCATCCTTCGCGATGCGGGTATAATCCTTGCCTTTGGCATAGTTCAGATAGTCTATTTCCTCTTCTTTCTGAATCTCCACGGCCTTGGCCGGCACCGAGGTAATCTGTTTGACGGCTTTCGATTTCAACGTGCCGACAGGCGTGACGCCGTCGCGGGAGATCATTTCGTCAAAGTCACGGATAAACTTCATTTGCCGGCCTAAAATCCGTTTGTCCTCATCGGTTTGTTCCACGTCGGCGGTGTTGAACTTGCCCATGTCTACCAGCGTGTCGATCAAGTTCCCGTTCTGATAGATGAACACGTCTTTTATGCCGCCGTCCTCTTCCGGTATATAGTAGGCGTCCACCTTGTAATTGTTTGGGGCCAGCCGTCCTATGACTTCGGGCGAACTCAGCCAGTAGTCCGTATAGTTCACTCGGCAGTAGCTGTTCCGGCGGATGGTGGTCGGAACGTGTTCGCCGATAAACCGGGCTATATAGGCTTTATCGTACGGACGTAAATCCGGATTCATACGTTCGCAAAGCACCTGCCAGCGGCTCATGCCCGGATATTTCTTCTGGTTCGGGTGGGGAGATTCGTTAAACAGGCGGATGATTTCCTGGTCCTCCGCGATCAGTTCCTCCCAGGTGTAATATTGCTTGTCCTCGTAGGTGTCGTTCAGTTCGTCAAATACCTTTTTCGATTCCGTCCGGTATTTCTTCAATTTGGAATAGAAGCGTCCGATCCCCAACTGGTGCTCGTGCTCAAAGCTGCGTTTTTTGACACCGTTCATCGATTCGGCATATTTCTCTTCCGAGTTCTGCGGGGCACAGAAGCGTACAAATTCGAACACTTCCCCGGCCTTTAGGAAACCCTCTTTCCATTGGCTCATCAAATGGTTCTCTACTTCCACCTGTGCCGGAACTCCCCAACCTTGGCGGTCTATCAGGCGGAACATATTGCGGAACATATCCACGACCAGCTCCGTGTCCTTCTTCCGGCTGTAGGAGAACCCGACCACGCACTGGCTCGCCACGTCGTAGGCGTAATAGGCTTTCGGACGTTGTTTCGTGTCCTTCAGTTTACGCGGCAGGTCGCGGTCGTCAAACGAGACCTTGCTGAAGCTGTATTCGGGATTCTCACGGTGGACGTGCGGCCGTTGTTCGTGCATGAAGGTCGTCCAGCTCATGTGCTGTTTGTCTATCAATGCCTGATTTTTAGGCAGCGTCAGATAATACTGGACCGTCGAGGGGCTTAACTCTATCGGGTTGCCTTTCCTGTCCGTATAATCCTCCGGGTTGTAAATCTCGCCCGTTTCCGGATCATACATTTCCAACTCGCCACGCACGAACTGGTTATACATCTCATGAACGCTGGTATTCCAGGGCTTGTTAGGGCGTGCGGCGATGCTGACCAGCAGTTTTTCAACCTTGACATTGACCAGACGCGTGTTCTGGTTGCCGAATTTCTTGCTGATAAGGGCTTCGTAGCCTTTCTCCTTAAATTCGAGGACCTTCTTTTTAAAGCGGTTCACCGAAAGGGGAAGCGTATGGCCGAACTCGGCCTGGTAGAAATTGATCGCACCGGCCATCTCTTCCCAGCATAACCGTTCGCCCTGCATGACGGCGCGTTGCATCTTTACGTCATCCATCAGATGGAGGACGGCCCGTATCGCGGATGCGTTCAGGACACATTCCTGCTGTTTGTCCAAATCGAAATTGTCACCGAGAACGAGGCTTTTTCTGGCGTAGAACGTCCGGGCATCATCGTCTATAACCCAATGGGCCAGAAAATAATGCCTGAGTATCTCCAGGCGCATGTTGCCGTATTTCTCTTCTACTCTTTTACGGTATTTCTCAGGGAGGCTCCCGACCGCAATAAGGGCGGTAACACCGCGGCCTACACCTTTGCGGACAACTCGAATTTTCTTTCTATAAACCAGTTGATCGTAGCAACTTACGCTCATGATCGGTCCCATTACGCTATCAATTTGATAACCGCCAACAGCGGGCCGATCGTCCCTCGTCAGGTCCTCTTTTGAAATACATAATATTTTCCCGTAGTATTCCATATTGGGTCCTCCTTATCCTTCTAAAGACTGGGCCATTTTATAGACTTCGCCTTGTACGCTCATAAATTCGGAAAGTGTCAGCCCGTCTTCTATCCGGCGGACTTCGCCATCTACCAATACGGCGGTTCTGTTGGTGTCCCAGTACAGAATGATCTTCACACGGGGGCCAAAGGTCTGGGTCGTGATTCTACCGGCCGTATCGTGGACGGTCTCAAATCCGGGAAGAGCACCGTTTATTTCTATGCCGCCCATCTCTTTCTTTGCCGTGTAACGGATTTTCCGGGCCAATTCGTTGTCGCTCTCATAGTTGAGTGCTTTCCACACCGTAACGCGGGTAACTCCAAATACCTCCTGGAGTCTCTTTCTTGCGTCGCTGTCGATTATTATTTGTCGTTTCATATTTTATCACTTTTTGAATACCGTTATTATTCTGTTTGAAAAGGCTTCCGCTATTCTCACGAACTGCGGAAGTTGGCTACTTTTGTAGCATAGTAAACCAAAAATTAAATATTCATGGGATCCTCTTTCGTCATTCGAATTAGCAGGCTGCATACCGCCTCTTGAGAAAGAGAAGATAAGTCGCCGACGGTTTCAGGCGCAAGTTCTGATGGACGTAGTTTATATCCGGGGGCGGCTTGAAGGATACGACATACCAAGAATAATAGATTCTTACGCTGCTGCTCAAGCTCTTCAAGTCTTTGAACAATCCAACGGTGCTGAAGAGCAGATGATTCTGCTGATCGACCGGCTCTATTAGCACCTGTTTCGTCCCGATCCGGAAGATTTATGAAATACTGTCCGGGCGTGTTTGGCCCGGGCAGCATATAGACCTGAATAGTTCCTCTTGCCTTTAATCTCTTAAACTGGTCGGCGGTCATAATACCGGGAACCAAATCTTCATACCTGAACAGTTTTGAGTATTTCAAATCTATTTCCTTCCCAACCGTTTTTCTCTCCAAAATGGCAATACCGCCAACATAGACATTTTGGAATATTGCCGTTTCCGGCATCCCGCTTAATTCCTTTTCTATCTTTTTCAGCAACTCTTGTTTTCCAGGGCACACGCCTGTATTGAACCGTACACACTCCTTCTTTGCGATTACCTTTTTCACTTTCATGATATTTCCTCCTTATTTTATAGTTTCAATCGTACAATCATCCAATTTCCCGGCAAGAACCGCCCTTACGTAAGCCATCGCACATTCGCCACTGGCCGCCACTACAAAATCAGTTTGCCCCGTCCCCGCAGCCGCTATATCCTCATGGCTGTTGAACTTTTCAATCAGGTTCAGCATCTTAAACTGCTCCCTTTCGTCGATAAATACTTTGATTGCTTTCATGTTTAACCGTTTTAATTATGCCGTCTCGAGCGTTTTTTCTATATTTACCGCCCGTTATCATTGTTAATACGCTGCAAACATAGTGACTTCTCACGAATAAACAAAACAAATCGCGAGAAAAATCACGAATAATTTGATTTATCACGATATGGCAACAACAATTCACGAAAGAATTAGCGAAATAGTTCTACAACTTGGTGGTGGAAAAAACACAGCAATAGCTTCTAAATTAGGGGTAAGCGAGGGGAATATACGCGGATATATTAAAGGCGTTATGCCTAAACAAGATGTTTTGGAAAAAATCGTGATAAATCTCGATGTTAATCCAGAATGGCTTCTAACAGGTAGAGGAGCTATGTCAAAAAATGAAAACTTTACTGATTTTTCGGGCACAGCCTCAGAGAAATGTATTAATCATGTAGTGCCAGCAAAGCAAATAGACGATATTTCCGAAAAACCGGAGGCTATTCCATTTGCCGAGGCCGCACGAAATGGGTTGCACCCCATCCCTTTAGTGACACGAAAGGCAGCAGCTGGTTTCGGTAATGGCGATTTTTCTATTGAAGAGGCCGACGTAAAGGAGTATTATGTTATTCCTAAATTCAAATATTGCCATGTTGATTTTATGATTGAGGTTTCCGGGCTTTCCATGTGCCCTCACTTTAATCCGGGAGACGTTATTGCGTGCTCTATACTCCGCAACACTCAATTCCTGCAATGGAATAAGTGCCACGTAATAGCAACACGCGAGCAAGGCATATTGGTGAAACGACTTATGCCTGGGGAAGACAAAAAACACTTACGCGCAATCTCTGATAACAAAGAATATCCGCCATTCGACATACCTGTTGATGAAATAACCGGTATCGCCGTTGTGGTTGGCCACGTAGGGCTTGAATAG